TTATTGGTGGGGTTTTTTCTTTACGCTACAATACAGATAAATTACTTTTTAAATCGTGGCAGCTACTATAGACGCAACAATAAAGGGAGCTAGTGCTAATAGTTATGTCACGTTGGCAGAAGCTAATAGCTATTTTGAAACTGTCCCTAGTTCTACGCAATGGGATAATAAAACTGATGATAAAAAAAATCGAGCATTAATAGCAGCTACAAGATGGATTGATACTTTAGTTTATTATGGAGATAGATGTGATGATGACCAAGCATTAAAGTTTCCTCGAACTAATTATCAGGTTGATGGAGTTGAACTAGCTTGCACTTTAATTCCACAGAATATTAAATATGCACAATATGAGTTAGCTTTTGCTTTGGCAAATGATACTGATGCAATTATCGGAAGTACTGGAACTGACGGTAATTTTGAAGAAGTAAAATTGGGTGATCTTCAAGTTAAATACAATACTAAAAGTCAAGGAACGGGTTCTGTTAATAATGTATTTGACGTTTATCCGTGGTTACAAAGTTATTTAGGAGCTTATGTTCTTGGTGGAGCAGGTAGTTTTCAACTTAGGGTGGTTAGAGGATAATGGCAGGTCAACTAGATTCATTATTTAAAGATGTTGCAAAAAACGTTGTAGCACAACTTGGAAATTCACTCGATCATAGTATTACTTATACAAAAAAAGCATCTCCTAGCTATAACACTTCTACAGGTGCATTAACAACAACTGACACCACCTACAGTATTACTGTGCCAATATCTTTTGTTCGTTCTGAAGAAGAAGGTGCACAGGAAATGAGAGAGGCAAAATTATATATTACTCCTGATCTTATAGGAGATAATCAGGCAGATTTAGATGATGAGATTACTTTAAGTTTTGGTGGATCAAATAGAGTTGTACAGATAGTTGATATTGATACAAAGAAAGGTGGTCAAGTTTATTTATTTATTATTCTTGTGAGATTCTAATGACTATCAGAACTTTAAAAGAACTCCATAGTAAAAATAAAGGTTTAGATAGAATAATATCAAGAGATTTTAATCTTCTCATAAGAAAAGTTCATACGCAGTTATCAACAAAAAAAAGAAGTCCTGTTTATACAGGTTTTTTTGCATCAAGTTGGGTAGCTCAAGGTACTCCTGTGAAAGCAAGAGATAAAGTTGAAAAATTTAAACCTTGGTCAGGAATAAAAAAAGAAGCAATGACAGCATTTCTTGCTGGTACAGGTGGTAATAAACCTCTTAATCCTGTTGTACAACCCAGATTTCCTGTAAAAAGAGTTTTTAATTATAGAAGACCTGTTTACATTGGAAATAGAGTTGAATATGCAGTATATGCTCTTGAAGGAGGTAAAACTCAATTATTTATTCAAGGTTCTTTAGGTAAAATGATAAAAGAAACCATGTCAGATAAAGGAAGATTATTTGTTGGTGGTAGTACCACTGGAGGTTTTGGTTCTTCTCAGGCAGGTGTAAAGTATACGGAGTTTTCTAAATGACTTTAGTTAATGCAAGAGCAGCTTTTGAAAAAGCAGTTACTGATGCTGTAGCAGCAGCAGATAACACAGTAAAAATGGTTTATGACAATGTTCATTTTACAACTCCAGGAAAAAGTACAAAATATATTTTGATGAGTTTAGATTTCACACAATCAACCTTACAAAATCAAGGTGCAAGTTCAGATTATTATGCTGGTGTAATTCAATGTAATGTATATGTTCCTAAATCAAAAGGTACTTCAGTTTTATCTGCTATTTCTGAAGCTGTAATTGATGGTTTAACTTCTGTTAATGCTTCTAATTATACAGATACTTTTAGCTGTACTCCTAGAGTTTTAGATATAAATGGTCCTACTCCTTTGGAAATCGAAGATAGAAGTCATTTTATTGGTGTAATATCTTGCCAATTTTCTGCTAATGCCTAGTATACTAATATAATATTTAATAAATTTACATGGAAGCAATTGAACTTCTTAAAAACAAATTTGGTGTTAAACAAAAATACCTTTATGAATTAAAAGATGGAGATGAGACAATTTTAGAAATTTATTGGCATCCTTTAACTCTTGCTGAAAGAGAATCAATTATCGGTCAATCAAAAAATGGTTTAGATTCTAGTAATGATGAATTTGCTTTAAATCTTCTAATACAGAAAGCACTTGATAAAAATGGTAAAAGATTATTTCAAGACGGTCATAAAGCTTCTTTAAGAAGAGAAGTAAATGCATCTACCTTACAAGATATTCAACTTGCAATGTTAAATTCTGGTAGTGAATATAAATTGGAGGAAGCGAAGGCAGATTTAAAAAGTTAAAAATGACTGGTTTTTTCTGTTTTTCTTGGCTACCGAATTAAAAATGACTATTCGAGAATTAACAGATAAATTGACACAGGAAGAGTTTGTTAATTGGATAGCCTATTATGAGTTAAAAAGAGATTATGAAGAAAAAGCAATACAAAATGCAAAGGATAAATCACAAGCAAGAAAACGATAAAAGCGGTACACTAAAATAAAGTTTTGTATTTGCTTTGGCTAATTACGGTGTAAATATAAATTTTAAGGTAATTGGTCAATCCAAGTTAGATAGGGCATTAAAAAAAACAGAGCAGTTAGATAAAAAAGTTGATCTTCTTAATAAAAGAGGTATTAAAGGAATTTCAAGTGCTGTAAAAATTCTTGAAAAAGAATTAACTATTAAAAATAAAATTTTAAAAGCAGATCAAGCAATTTTAAATGTTAGAACTAAACAGATAAGAGCAAATCAAAAAAATGCTGCCACACAACCTATTCCAAGGACGGGTGGTGGTGGATTCGGAGGTGGTGGATTCGGAAGTGGTGGGTTAGGTGGTCCTGGTCTTAACAGTGCAATAATTAGTGGTGTATTTCCTTTGTTATTTGGACAAGGTCCATTTGCTGCCCTTGGTGGTGCTACTGGTGGATTTTTAGGAGGGAAATTTGGTGGTCAAATGGGTGGCTTTGCAGGAGGTTTGGCTGGAACTGCTATCGCTACAAGTATTCAAAGTGGTGTAACTGCTATAGGTGATTTAGGTAAAGCTATGAATAGTTTGAATCCTGATATAACAAAACTAACTGAGAAGATGGGGATATTAGGAACAATAGAACAAAAACGTTTACAAATTATTGAACAAACTGAAGGTAAACAGGCTGCTTTAAATGCTGCTTTAGAAATGATGGGAGATAAAATAGGTGATCAAAATGTAGAAGAACTAAAAAAATTTGGTGAAACTTTTCAGGATCTAACAAATAGTACTGTTTTATTTTTTACAAAAGTACAATCACAAGTTGCTAAATTATTGAATTTGACAATAGGTGATAGAGAGAATAGATCTGTTCAAAAAAGAACAAGTCAATTTCTTCAACAGAATCCTAATGCACCTGCTTTTAGAGGTATTAATCAACAAATTGCTGATCTTGAAACTCAAAAAAGTGGTGTAGGTAAACAAGGTGTTAAAAATATTCAAGATCAAATAAATGCTTTAGAAAGACAAAAAAGAGAAATTGCTGAAACTATAATTTTAGAAAAAGATAAAGATCAAATACGAGCAAATACTAATAAATTGATTACTGCTGGATTAGGAGATTTACAAAAAGAAAATGAATTGAATAAAGCTATTATTGCAGGTAAAGAAGAAGAGTTCTTATTAAATCAAGCTATTGAAGATAAAATTAAAAGTATGGGTTTAAAAATGGAAGAGTTAAATACAACACAATTAGAAAGAATAAAAAATGAAGTTGTTATTAATCAAAATTTATCAAAACAAGCTGAACTTGCTAAAAAAGTAAATGATTCTTTTGATAAACTAAAAGATACGATTGTAGTAGATATAGGAAATGGAATAAAAGGTTTAATAAGAGGAACACAAAGTCTAAATGATGTTTTAACAAGTGTTCTTGATAGGATGGCTGATGGTTTCTTAAACATGGCTATCTTTGGGAACGCAGCAGGAAGTTCAGTAACAGGAGGTATTTTTGGAGCTATAGGAAATATTTTTAAAGCAAACGGAGGACCAGTAAAAGGTGGCGGTAGTTATATTGTTGGTGAAAAGGGTCCAGAATTGTTTACACCAGGAGTTTCTGGTATGGTGACACCAAACCATGCTCTTGGAGGTTCAACTAACGTAGTGGTCAACGTAGATGCTTCTGGAAATCAACAAGTTCAAGGTGATGATGGTAAGGCTGAACAATTTGGAGAGGCCATAGCAGCAGCAGTTCAAGCTGAAATTATTAATCAACAAATGGCTGGAGGTTTATTAAGTTAATGGCAAGTTTTCCAACAACAGTTAACCCTACTTATGGTTCAACTAAAACATCTAAACCAAATATTCGTATTACTCAATTTGGTTCGGGATATTCTCAAAGATCTACATTTGGAATAAATCAAAACTTAAAAGTGTATCAACTTAAATGGCAAAACATAAGCGAAACAGATGCAGATGAGATAGAAACTTTTCTTGATGCTAGGGCTGGTGTAGAAAATTTTGATTACACTCCACCAGGAGAAAGTGCCAGTAAAAAACTTATTTGTAGAGATTGGAATAAAACAATTCCATTTGTAAATAGAGCTACTATAAATGCAACATTTGAAGAGGTAGCTGAACCATGACAAGTACACAGATTTCTCCATCATCTTCAAAAATTAGTGAAGAGATACAAAAACTAGAACCATCTGCAATTATAGAATTATTTGAATTAAAACTAACTCAAGCTGTTAATGGTGTGGATCAAACATTTTATTATCATGCTGGAAAAAATGACATCAAAACTAATATTGTGTTTGGTGGTCAAACATATGAAGCAGTGCCTTGTAAAGTAAAAGGATTTGACAAGACAACGAAAGGAACTTTACCTAGGCCAACTTTTTCTATAGCAAATAGTGACAGTGCGATAACTAATTTAATGCTTCTTTATAATCCTCTTAATGCAGAACTCAAAAGAATACAAACACATAAAAAGTTTCTTGATGCAGTAAATTTTTCAAGCGGTTTAAATCCAACAGCAGATCCTACTGCAATAGCACAAACTGATGACATTTGGTACATAGATCGGGTTTCAGAAGAATCCCCTACTGTTGTTGAATTTGAACTTACTGGTAAGATTGCGATGCAAAATTTAAGATTACCTAAAAGACAAATTGTAGAGCATTGTCCTTGGGAATATAAAGGAACTCAATGCGGATATAATGGCTCTAAATGTTTTGATGTTAATGATAACGAATTAACTGGCCCAAATAAAAACACTTTAGATAAATGCGGCCATAAATATACAAGTTGTTTATTAAGGTTTTCAGGTAAAAATGAAAAAGTTCCTTTTGGCGGATTTTTAAGTGCAAGATTAATAATATAATGAATTTTAAATTAGCTGCAAAGAAACACGCATTAGATGAATCTCCTAAAGAATCTTGTGGGATTGTTGTAGATGATTATTATTTTCCTTGTGCAAATATTTCGGATACACCAGAAGATAATTTTGCAATTCATCCAAAAGATTTTTTAAGGGCAAGATCAAAAGGTAAATTGCAATATATTGTTCATTCACATCCAAACGGTGAACCAATAAGTCAACCTGATATTGATGCTTGTAAAGCAATGAAAGTAAAATGGTATATTTATCAAAACACATTAGATAAATGGCTCATTATAAATCCTTAATTGGAAGGCAATGGAATTATGGTGTTTTTGATTGCTATTCTATAGTTCGTGATTATTATGCTTTGTTAGGAATAGATTTACCTAATTATCAAAGGCCAGACGATCCTGATACTTGTGAAAGTATATTTTTAAAAAATGCACCAAAATTTTTTAAACAAATTGATATTGATAAACGAAAGCCAAATGATCTTTTAATCATGAAAATATGGACTAAAGAACCGATGCACGGTGCTATTCTTTTAGAAAATGATATGATTTTACATCAAAGATTTGAGTCTTTAAGTTGTTCTGAATATTTTAACCATTATTATAGAAGAAGAACTGTAGGGTGTTTTCGATATGCAGCATAAAATTCTGCTGCTAGATGAATTAGGTGAGAAATGGGGTGATACTCATGTCTATTATAATTTACGAACACCTGCTGAAGCTATAAAACTTTTGTGTATAAACTATCCAGATTTTCAACAACATTTATTAGATTCTGAAAAAAATGGTATCTCTTACAAAATTACACAGGTAAATCAAGATCTTGATGTTTCAGAATTGGTATTACCTTTAGGACAGCATGATTTGGTAATCGCTCCTGTTATTACAGGAAGCAGGGGTGCAGTTAAAGCGTTATTAGGAGTCGCCATGATTGCGGTAGCATTTGCATTACCTGTTACAGTTCCTCTTGCTCCATTAAGTTTTACTGGAACTGGATTTGCTGGTGGTACGGCATTTGCAGGAATTTTGGCAAATGTTGGAGCAGCATTAGTATTAACTGGTGTTTCTGAAATGATTGCACCTCAACCACAACTACCAGGTTTTGATGTACCTGTATCAGGTTTTATGGGAGGAGCTGGAGGTATAACAAGAGGATCAGATGGATCGCAAAGTTATGGCTATATAGGTGCTGCCAATACAGTTGGTTTAGGTAAAACTATTCCTGTAGTTTATGGTAAAGCATTAGTTGGAGGTCATATTTTAAGCACAGACATAGAAGTTGCTACATCAGAAAATACTTTGATGGAATATATAAGACCACCTAGTCTTGATACTGTACGTTTAAATGGCGAAGAATTAAAAGAAAAATATACAAATGCAGGGGGTTTACAAGCAAGAATTTATAACGGAACCTTAAGCAACGCTCAAGGAACTAAAAGTTATCTAAACGACACTGTAACTATTGATTTAAGTAAAAGAGGTAGACAAAAAATTGCAGATATTCAAGGTGAAAGTTCTGGTGATAAAAAAACTAAACAATTTCAAATATTTTTTGAAGTTAGAGGTTTAGTTGATTTTGTAGGAGAAGCTGGTACTACTAGAATTGATGGTTTTATTACTTATAGGGTTATAGTTCAAGAAGATTCTAAAAATCAACTTGTTTTAAATAATCAGGCAACAATTCAAGGTTTAACACAAAAATCTCAGTTTTATAAATATATTGCAAAACTACCTTATCAAAAAGTTCCAGGTAAAGATGACTATGAGGTTTTTATTCAAATTATTGATGCAGGAGTTGATCTCGATAAGGCTTCATTTAAAATTAAAGAAGTAGGATATAGGTTAAAAATGGGAGATTAAAATGCCTTTAAATTCTACATCAGTTATAAAAGTTATTGATCTTCTTTGCGAAGGCCCGATTGAAGGGATTGCAGGAGGTAAAGAAGGTATATTTTTAGATGAAACACCAGTAAAAACAGATGATGAGTTAAATTTTTCAAGTGAAGAGGTGTCTTATAATGTAAGACATGGTACAAAATCACAATCACGTTTAAAAAATTATCAAAAAGGCGGAACTTCAATTATTAAAGCGGTAAACGAAGAAATTGGAAAAAATTATAGCGAGACTTTGAATGAAGAAAGTAAGGTTACAGCAAGAGATTATGGTTCTGGAACAGTAATAAAACAAATTGATGATTCGGAATTATCATCTGTTGAATTTGTTTTTACAATTCCATCATTGTTTTGTACTGCGATGGAAGGTATTGCAAGAGGACAATTATTTAACGCAAAAGTAAGAGTTCAAATATCTTTAAAATCAAAGGGCACAGGGTTTAACAAAGTTTATGATTCACATGATGAATTTACAGGAATAAGTACTTCAGATTTTCAACACAAAACACCACCAATAGATTTAGAGAACTTAGAACCACCTTTTGTCTTTAAATTTCATAAGAAAACAAATAATGAAGATGATTATGAAGTAAAGAAAACTGATTTTGATGATTTAGATGAAACTACACCACTTGAACAAACAAGAGGAAACAGAATTTTTCTTACATCTATTATTGAAAATCAAAGTTTTAAAAGTCGTTATCCTTTTACAGCTTGTGTTGGACTTTCATTATCAACAGAGGTTTTTTCAAGTATGCCTACCAGGTCTTATTTAGTGAAGGGTATGCGTGTAAAAATACCATCTAATGCAACTGTAAGAGATGATGGTAGTTTAGAATTTATTGGTAGCTTTGACGGGAGCCTTGAAAGTGTAAGGCAATGGACCACCTGCCCTGTCTGCATTTTCTTTGATATGCTTACCAGTGATAAACATGGTGCTGGAGATTTTGTAAAAGAATCAAACATTAGCTGGGTTGATTTGTACCCTCTAGCTCAATATGCAAACCAGCTTGTATCAACTCCCGAGGGTGATGAACCACGCTTTGCTATAAATACTGTTATAGGAGCACAAAACGATGCTTATAAGGTTTTACAAAATCTTGCAAGTACATTTAGAGGAATGACATATTGGGCAGCTAATACGGTTAATGTTACAGCAGATCATGGTAATTTAGATGGTAGTGACGTAGATCCTGTTCATCTATATACAAATGCAAATGTACTAAATGGAATTTTTACTTATTCTAGTTCATCATTAAAAACTAGATCAACCTCAATAAGAGTTAGATATAACGATCCAGAAAATTTATATAAACCTAATGTTGTGGTTGTTGAAGATTATGACTTGATTACGAAATATGGTTATCAAGTAAAAGATATTGTTGCGTTTGGGTGTACTTCTAAGTATCAAGCACAAAGATTAGGAACATGGATGTTAAAAGTTGAAGAACTTAACCAAGATGTTATTGTCTTTTCAACAGGTCTAGATGGTCTAGCGGTTTTACCAGGTCAAGTTTTTGCAGTAGCAGATGAAATGAGGTCTAGTACTAGGCTTTCTGGAAGAGTCGGTTCTGGTTCAACTACTTCTCATGTTGTTGTAGATCAAGATTACACCACAGTTCTTACTAATATAGATTCTTCTACAGATTTTATAAGTTTAACTTTAGCCGATGGTACGGTAGCTAAATGCAGAATTAATGCAATAACATCTGACGGAAGAATACAATTACTTGGTTTAACAGCACCATCCTCTGCTCCTTTACAAGATTCGGTTTATGTAATTGAAAGAAGTACGGTACAAGCACAGAAATTTAGATGTATAGATCTAAAAGATAATGGAAATGGTACATATGCAATAAGTGGAATAGAGTTTAATGATTCTATATATGAAGCTGCTGATACAAATTCACAATTAACATACACGGATATTTCAACTTTTGATGAAAAACCTACTCAACCTGTTAATTTACAACATACTGTTATACCTACTAACTCTCCTTAGTCATGTCAAATAAAGCAGTTTTCAGTTGGTCAAGAGGTTTAAATGGTCCTGCAATCACATTTGAAGTTAGATATAAAATTGGTCAGGGGTCATTTAAAACAGATACAACAAAGGATACAATTTATGAAATTGATAATTTAAAATCAAATACAAAAGTAAAATTTCAAGTTAGGTCAGTTGGTGTTGCACCTCAGAATAAAGTATCAAACTATACAACGATTAATATTACGATTCCGAAAGCATCACAGCCAAACTCAACATCCCCAGTTACACCTACAGTACTATTACCACCTGACCCCGAAAATGTATCTGTTGAGGCTACTACAAAAAATGAAGCGATAGTAAAATGGAACACTAATTTTGCATATGCAGGAAATAGACAAGAATTAGTTGCAACAATAAGACACTCTAGTGAAACAGATGGAAGTGGTCTTTGGCCTAATACCACATTTATAAGAGAAGTATCAGCTTTAACTAGCTATCTAATACTCCCTTTGATGAATGGAGAATATTTAGTTAAGTTTAGAGATAAAGAGGGCAATAAATCCGAAAATGCTGGAAGTGCTGTAATTAATTTACCTGATGAATTACCTAAATTATTAGTACAAACAGTTAGAGAAGATCAAGGTATAGCACCTTTTCCTGGACAACGTAATGATTGTTTTTATTCTGATGAATATGACGCACTTGTTTTAAATACTGATGATGAAATAGATGATAAAAAAGATTTTGAACAAGGCTATTTACAGAATATTGATTTCGGTGGCACGTTGAAAACATCAGGCCAATATTTTTTTCAAAACATAATAGATTTAGGTGGAATTTTTACAGTTCAATTGAACAGAATTTTAAAGATAAGAGGTTTATATCCAAATGATACTATTGATTTACATTTTACAAATATTGACCAATGGAGTGACTTTGACGGTGCTTTACCTGATGAAACAAATGGCGTTTTGAAATTCAGAAAAAGTAATAGTTCAATTACCATTGATCAAATGAAAGATGAAAATGAAGAATTTGTATTATTAGAGGATGGCAGTAAATTAACACAACAAAGTACAAGTGTTTTTGGGGATTTTGTGCCTTTAGAAAATGGAAGATATACAGGTCGAGTTTTTCAATTTGGTTTAGATTTAACGTCTGAATACAATGATCAAACACCTTTAGTCGATGAACTAGGTTATCAATTATTATTTGAAAATAGAACAGAAAGTAGTTCTTTTAGTAGCGGTACTGGTGCAAAAGTGGTAACTTTTGATAAAGCCTTTTATCAAACACCAAAATTAGGCATAACTGCGATTAATATGGATTCAGGCGACTATTATGTAATTAGTAGTGAAAGTCGAACAGGCTTTACCATTACTTTTTTCAATGATTCAGACTCTCCTATTGACCGCACATTTTCCTACCAGGCTAACGGCTTTGGTGCGGAAGGTGCCTAAACTCTCAAATCCATTGGTATGATTGACTTATGAGTACACATGATTATAATTTAGCGAACCAATCAGGTGCCAGCTTCAGATCAGACCTGAATAATGCTCTTGCTGCAATTCTTTCAAATAATAGTAATGCCTCAAGTCCTACAACGACAGTTGCCTATATGTTATGGGTTGATACTTCTGCTAATAAGTTAAAGATTCGTAATAGTGCAAACTCAGCATGGATTGATTTAATTGATCTTGATGGAGATATAACAAGAGATTTTACATTTAATGGAACTTCAGCAAATATTGTTTTTGATACATCAGATAACGAACTTCAATTTAGAGATAATGCTAAGGCAACTTTTGGAAATAGTGCAGATTTAACAATTACGCATGATGGAGGTAGTTCGATAATTAATGATACTGGTACAGGGGAATTATTACTTCAGAGAGGTGGTAATACTATGGTGACTTTGAGTGCTTTAGGTATAGTTGTTCAAGATCCTGATGGAACTGCACAGGTCGAAATTAAAGGTTTTGAAAGTAGTAATGCAAACCTCGTTTTAAAGTGTGATGAAGGTGATGATAATGGTGACACATGGATTATACAATCCCAAGCATCAACGGCAGATTTAAAAATATACAACGATATTTCTGGATCAAATGTAGAGAAATTTGCAATAAATAATGATGGTGATATCTCTGTAACTGGCCATGTTTCAGTAAATAATGACCACGAAGTTCGTATCGGAACAGGAAACGATTTAATCTTGACTCATGATACAACTGGAACAGATGTCAATATTATTAATTGTGCAAACGAACATGATTTACAGATAAATCATGGTTCTGAAAACATGGCGATATTTAAAAATGATGCAGAGGTTGAGCTTTACTATGATAATACGCTTCGCTTTGAAACGACTTCTTCGGGTGTGAAGCTAATAGGTGATGGCACAACAGGTAATATTTCAGAAGGAGATTTTAGATTTAAACAAGCTGGAAGTGGCACAACACAAATAAATTATGATAGTAGTGATAATCTTTTCAAGTTTATTGATGATGTTCCATGTGTTTTTGGTAATAGTTCTGACTTAAAAATAAGGCATGACACTACGGGAAGTTCAGCTGTAAATGTTATTGAAAGCGGCCCTAATTTAGAAATTCGCCATGGTACTGAGACAATGGCAATATTTGATAGCGATGGCCCAGTTGAACTGTATCGCGATAATGCGTTGCGTCTTGCCACTACCAGTTCAGGCATAAAAGTAACCCGCACAGGAGCACCTGACGATGATACATTTCTTGTTGTTGAAGCTGTTGATCACGCTGACGCTGATGCCATTTTGCAATTAAATTGTTTAAATGCTACTGCACACGCAAGAATAAATTTTGGCGATCCTGCTGATGTTGATAACGGTCAAATTGATTATGACAATAATGACACAAGTCTGAAAATTAGAGTCAATGCAAGCACACGTTTTGAAATGAGAGGTGATAATGAAGGTATTGGATTTGGAAGTGGTGTTGTTAATTTAAATCATGCAACTTACAATGAAATTAGAGACAAATCGGGAACAGGAACTGAAGGTGCAAGGATAAGGAATGATGGAGCAGCAGTTTTTGGTACAAGCAATAATATTGTTTTATCTTTAAACAGAAGAAGTACTGATGGTACAATAGTAAATTTAAGACAAAACGGAAGTACAGAGGGTTCAATCTCAGTTTCTGGCAGTACAGTAAGTTTTAACGGTGGTCATTTAAGCAGATGGTCACAAATTAAAGGATTATCAACAACAGATAAATCAGCAAGACCTACTATCTATCAAGGAACAGTAATGAGTAATTTAGATGATTTATGTGTTTGGAGTCATGCAGAAGTTTTGTATGATGAAGATGTTTTATATACTAAAGACGAAGAAGAGGAAGGACTTATTCCTAGTGGAAAATCTGTTGGAGATATAAAAATTGCTAAAGGTACTGTTAAAAAAGAAGCTTACACAGAAGAAAATCAACAGTTAAACATGACAAAAGTATCTGATACTGAAGGTGACAAGGATGTAGCAGGTGTTTTTTGGGCTTGGGATGATGAAGATGATGAAATTGTAAATGACTTTTTTGTTGCAATGACAGGCGATTTAGTCATAAGAGTTGCAGCATCTACAACTGTTGCAAGAGGTGATCTTTTGGTTTCAGCAGGGGATGGAACAGCAAAGCCACAGACAGACGATATTATAAGAAGTTCTACTATCGCAAAAATTATTTCAACAAACCACACAGCTACATATGCTGATGGTAGTAAAGCCTACCCTTGTGTTTTAATGGCTTGTTAATATAATTAAATTATCTAAAAAAAATTATTATGACAAATCCTGTTGACCTTATTAATGAAGAAATAAAAGCTGCTCAAGAACAGTTAGACATTGATGTACAAAAAGTTTCTCTACTACAACAAGAAATCAAACAAATCCAGGAACAGGCTCAAGCTGCTATAAATGAAAAACAAAAACAGATAAATAATGCAACACAACCAATCATTGAAAATCAAGGTTCTCTAAAAAAATTAAAAGATTTAAAAATCAAATTAGAAGGTAAGATAGAAACAACTACAGAAAAATAGATGGCAGATAGGAAGATCACAGCCCTTGCTGAACTAACCGCACCAGTAGCTACTGATGTTTTTCCTGTCATAGATGTAAGTGAAGCTGAAAATGCAAACAAAAATAAAAAAATACAACTTACAACAATTCTTAAAAATATACCAAATGGAACTGTATCTGCTCCAAGCGTAGGTTTTGTTGATGATAGTGGTCTGACAGGATTTTTTAGGGTTGCAAGTAATGAAATTGGAATATCAGCTAACCAAACATTAATTGGGTCATTTACAACAACAGGTTTTCAATTAGGTTCTGGAACGCCCGCTGCACAGTTGCATTTGTTTAGTACAGACACAACAGACCAAGTAATTATTGAGAATACTGATACTGGTGCTGACAATGCACCCGATCTTGTTTTATTTAGAAATTCTGCCTCACCAGCAGCAAATGATAATTTAGCAAATCTTATTTATAGAGCTAATGACAGTGCTGGAAATGCTCATGACTATGCAAGTATTGTTGCATCAATAGAAACGACTACAGATGGTTCTGAAGATGGTGTATTAGACATCATGTCCAGTGCTAGTGGTACTCTTGCTTCCAGAATAAGACTATTAAATAACAAAGTCGGTATTGGTGAGGCGACACCATTATATCCTTTACATTTAACATCAACGGCTGCTGGTATTGCTTTTCAGATTGAATCAAGTGCTGATGATGCTGCTAGTGGTGCTGATCTTATGTTGGTACACAGAAGAGGTGCTAGTGGTGCTGGTCAGGATAATGATGTATTATCAACTATTTTTTATAGAGGTAAAAATGATAATGGTACGCCAGAAGAAGTTGATTATGCAGCAATACAATCAGTAATTATTGATGCTAGTGACGGAACAGAAGATGGCAAGCTAAATCTGCAAGTAATGGCTGCTGGCACGTTAACAACTAAATTAGCTGTTGATGCTACTGGAATAGATATTACGGGAACTGTAACTGATGATGGTGCGGTGCATGATGGAAATGTCGATTTAAACGGAAATATTGATGTAAGCGGGACAACAACACTTAATGATGATGTAACTTTTACAGGAGCAAGTGCAAATATAGTATTTGACAAATCCGATAATGCTTTGGAATTTGCTGACAATGCAAAAGCTACGTTTGGTAGTTCAGCAGATTTAGAGGTATTTCATGACGGATCAAACTCTAGAATAAAAGATGTAGGAACTGGTGGATTAATTTTAACTGCAAGTGAATTATCTGTAAAAAGTCCAATAGGTGAAGATGTTTTTAAAGGGATATCAGACGGAGCAGTACAGTTGTTTCACAATGGCGTGAAGAAGGTAGAAACATCAGCAGATGGATTGGATCTGCCTGACAACAGCAAATTACAACTTGGAACAGGTCAAGATTTACAACTTTATCACGATTCAAATAATTCTGTTATAGATAGCAATACAGGAAATTTATACTTACAAAGTGCAAATAGTTTATTTATTCAAGGAGCTAACAACGAAAATGTAATCAAATATGTTGCCAATGGTGCTTTAGAGTTATACCATGATGGAACAAAAAAGGCAGAAACAAGCAGTTCGGGAATTACAGTTACAGGAACGGTTACAGCAACAAGTTTTGTTGGTGATGGAGCAGTAACAATAAACAATAATGGTACATCTAAATTAATTACTGGATCAGGAACTGCAAATACATTAAACGCTAATACTAATCTCACTTTTGATGGTACGACACTAGATGTTAAAAGTGGTACTGGAGTAATTAATACTGGTCAAGGAACATTTAATGGAGATGTTACTTTTACAGGAAATAGTGCAAATGTAGTATTTGATAAGTCTGATGATGCTTTAGAGTTCGCTGATAACGCAAAAGCTACCTTTGGTGCGGATTCAGATTTACAAATATTTCATGATGGATCGCAAAGTGTAATTAAAGACAACGGTACTGGACAACTTCTTATAAGTGGTGAAAATACTGTTGCAATTACAAATGCTGCTGCAACTGAAAACTACGCAAGATTTATTAAAGATGGGGCTGCGGAGTTGTACCATAATAATGTAAAAAAGATTCAAACAAGTGCCACAGGAGTTGATATACCAGAAGATTTTATAGCAGGGAGTGGTAGCAAATTAACAGTTGGTGCGTCAGCAGACCTTACTTTCTTTCATGATTCTACAAACAGTTATGTTCAGAATAATACTGGTGATCTTATATTAGGTGATACAAACCATCAATACTTTAGAGGAAATACATCTGATAAATCAGTTTCTTTATATTTTAATGGATCTGAAAAAGCAAAAACAACCAGTTCTGGAGTGACGGTAACTGGAACAGTTACAGCTTCTACTGGTGCAGTAATTGGTGGATCAACATTCTCGTCTGATGGAACATTAACTACAACAGCAGCAATTATAGTAGAAAATTCTCAGCCTGGAATAAGCTTTAATGATACTGGTGCAAATCCTGATTTTATAATTCAAAATCGTGATGGTCTTTTCGCAATTAGAGATACAACCAATAATGCAAATAGATTTCTGGTTAATATGACTAATGGTGAACTTACAACTACAGGCAGTATTATACCTGATGCTGATAATACTGACGCATTAGGCTCATCCTCAAAACGATTTACAACTTTACATTCTGCTGCCCTAAATACAGGTGATATAAATATGTCTAACCTTAACGATAGTGGTAATGAGGTGGATGGAAGCAAAGGTTCTTGGACTTTACAAGAAGGTGCTGATGATTTATTTATTATTAATCGTGTAAGCGGAAAAAAATATAAATTCAACCTAACAGAAATTAGTTAGATTTTTCTGTCATCTGACGAGTCATAATTCCTAAAGTTATATATAAAGGAGCTAGAGCCATAATTCCTGTGAAGGTTATAATAGTTACAGGTACTAATGCTTTTGCAAACGCATCTCTCATATGCTTAATAAAATTTCTTCAATATTATCCATCTTATCATTCTTGATAAGCTTAACAACTATAGGTGCTGGCTGGACAGCTTACAAATGGGTAACAAGTCCACAGTTTGAAGCAATGATGATGGAAAAGGTTATGGAGGGTGTAAGTAAAATTTTACCTAATCAAATAGAAAAGAAAATGCCTAAAGTAACTGGCCCAATGGTTGAAATGAGTAATGATTCAAAACAATTTTGGGATTACATTGAAAAAAGAAATAGAAAACACATAGAATGGCAAACAAAAGGTCAGTGGGAACAATGAACTGCTGGCACTGTAAAACTGAACTTATCTGGGGTGGAGATCATAGCTTAGATGGTGACGATCACCCGATAAGGTCTGGTGAATACAGTATGGTAACTAATCTCTCTTGTCCTAAATGTTATTCTTTTGTAGAAGTGTATCTACCGAGAGATGCTTACGACTAATGATATTTGGATTTTTTAAAAAACTTATTCAACATTACATAGACAAGTTAGTTGATTGGATGCGTATGGTTAAATTTGATATAGAACTAGAAAATGAAATAAAAAAGTTTCACGATAGTTACTGGCGAGAAGTTGCAAAAGAAAAGCCTAAAATTATAGAAAAAAGTACATTTGGAGAAGATGGCTGGTCTATTTCTATTGGAGATATAGATGACGAAGATACCAAAGATTGAAATAAAAGAGGTTTACGTTCCAAAAATAAGAACATGGGAAGTACAGCCACCAATATTAGATATTATTTACAAACCAGTTGTAGATATTCCAGGATGTGTTGATGCTCATAGAAATAATCTAACAGGACTTATAAATGAAGATGAACTAGGCACATATCAAGCCTGTGGTACTTTTAGTATTCCTAGCTTTGAACCGCTTGAATATAACCCTGCAAATTTTACATATACTGCACCTGCAAAACAACAGGAGCAAAAGCAACAACAACCTCCGCAACAAAAACCTCAGATAACACAAAAGAAAAAAGATGAAGAACTAGAAATACCACCTTGCCCTGATAAAAAAGATTTAAGAATAGGTTCGTTTGTTAATGATAAAAAATTAGAGGTAGTTTCTGGATATGAGCGTGGTAAAAATGGGATAGATTGCATTACTTTGTATGAAGACGTACCGTTCATTTCCCAATACATACCAAGTTATAAGCAGTTTACTGCTGTTTTTAGCTTGGCTCTGGTTGGCTGTTCTGCACCTATTTTTTTAGAAAAGCTTATCAAGCCAATAGTTAAAAATGTAATAAAGAAACTGACAAAGAAAAAAGATAAGGTAGAATAATTAATACAAGGAGAGTAAGGCATGTTCGGAAGCATTGCGTGTGCCACGATCCACTGCCCTTCTATTATCCCTTGTACCTTAGACAAGTGAACACCCGTAGCTTGTCTACTCTAATTTATGAGTGTGCGGTAATACTTGATTTTTAGGTGGAGTAACTATTACATCCTCACATAATTTATGATAAATACTGGTGCTGGCGTATTCTATCCCAGCAATTTTTAACTCTCCACAATTTTTTAAACGTGCCAGTTCATAGTTTAATCTTTCCTTAGATAATATTTGACTTTGTATTTTTTCTTGGGTCGTAGCAGATTTTAAACACGCATCTTGAAATCTTTGATCTAACGGAAAGGTAAAAGTTAAGGCTGCACCTACATTTAATCCTAGAGAATCCTTGTTACCACTATAGTTTTGTTGCCAATAAAGAATTTGGCCAGGATTGACTAAATTTCCCTCCTCATCAACACTAGGATCGTACACTGGCGTTTCATATGTGTAATCTTGTGGTCGCTTTTGATTAAACGAAGTGGTGACGAATGGGCTAAATGACATTTGTGGGCCTTGGCATCTGATACCGTTACCGTAATGATTTTCTATAGTATTTCCCTGTAACACTTGCGTGGCGAAATTCGATACACTGCCTGACGCACTCGCCTGAGGTGCTGCGGTCGATGAGGTATTAGCAAACGCTGGACTCCCAAATAATAATCCTATTACTGCGAGAATATTGTAGTTACGTCTGTGACGCTTTCTGATTGAATGGTTCTCGTTACGTCTACAATCGACTCGATCCCTGGAGGAGTATAAACTTCGGTGAATTGAAAGGCATCTCCAGGGTTTGTTACTGACCAATTTGGTTTCTCTCCTAAATCTAAACCTGTCCATGTATAAGTAGTACCATTTATAGTTTCAGTAACAGTTGCATTTGGTGCAGATATAGTTGTTCCATCATGCTCGATACCTGATCCTGTAACTGAATATGTGTACCCAGAATTATAGTTTGATGTTCGTATAGATTCTGTAATGTTTGTGGTAGTTTCTGTGCGTGATGTACTTGAACCCTGAGTGAAGTTAGGAACCACAGGCACAGCGTAGACAGGGCTAGATATAAGAAAAA